AAGAATAATCGACGTACATTAATTCTATCGAACGCTGAAGGTTTCTTTTGTAGAGTCTTTTGACCCCAAACTACATAACCATCATTCGGCCAGTAAACTGTTGGATTGATTCCACTCTTGTATAACAAATCACGTTGCTTCTGTGAAGGATTAACTCCAATATCAACAACATCCTGTAATATACCGCGGGTTAGACCAGCAGGCGCATACCATGGGAAGAAGTTAGTATCTGTAGAAACCATTAATCGTGTTGCCCAACCAGATGGTGGGGACCAGATAAACTTACCGGCTTCAGTATCGTAATGCTTGAACCAGTTAGCATATGTACATGCATAACTTGAATTAGCACCACCATAAAGATTCTTCATTGGCCAATAAATGTGTTGTGAGAAATTCTTGCGCTTATCGTCTAATACCTTGATGTCTCCCGGTCCCTGTACGAAAATATAACGTAATGGGTCAGCTACATATAAGCAATCTTGACGAGTGAATTGGCAGAAGTTGTTAAACACCGCATAAATCGTCTCGTACAAATCACCCGCCTCAGCCGCTTGTCCTGTGTTCTGACTTAACAGACCATCACTATCAGCATCAAACGTATGAGCGTTCAGGATACCATTGACATAACGTGTATCATCGAAGATCTCCCGTGTTCTGCCATATGCATATGCGTTTGTTGCTCCAGCAGGCCAGTTATCCATATCTAAGAACATTCCTGTCCAAATGGTACCAAGACCAGCTTCAGGCACAATATCAACTCTAAGTAGTTCGCGGTTATCAGCTAAACGTAATGCTCTTTCGACCTTACGAGGAACTTCACCAACCCACTTATCGCTACTATTGCTGCAACCAACATATTCACCATTACCATATAGATTGTCACCATCCTTCAAGTAATCTGATGAACTAGTTAAATCAAATACAACCTTAGCTTTTCCATGTGGCTCTGCAGGGTTCCATGGATTTTCACTTAATAGTGAATCTAGATCGTTCGTGTTAGGTTTTGCAACACATGCAACACGAACCTTCTTTATAGCTTCACCATCTTGTGCATTAAACCATAATCCACTACGTTCAGAAATGTTAGGATTAACAAACACCTTCATCGTACTAGAGTCTTCATTGATTACGTCTTCAATATAAAAGTTAAGCGGAGATCCACCACGAGGATTGTTTATTGTTCTTGTGCTATCAAACGATCCGACATATGTTTCGCTAACTATTTTATCAAGTATACGATCCTCTGCATTATACAGAGATGGGCGTATTTTGAATGTAGCAAATACTATACTATCAGTATATCCACCAGGTCCGGTCTCTCCAAATTCCCAACTAGGAATTGTTTCTAATACTTCAGAAACTGAACCCTGTGATTGACGATACGATCCTGTCAATTCAAATGACAATCTATCAGTATTAAGTGTTAACCATTCTCCTGCTAAAGTGCTATCATTAATTGTTTTGACGTTCAGAGTCGAATCAAAGTTCGAACCTTTATCAATCTTCGAATTATCTGCCAATGCAACATAATATCCAGCGAAGTTATCACTAATACCAGACTTCAATTCATTAACAACAATCATTCCTGCATAACCAACAGCAGAAAGTTCAGCAATTTGTGCTGAAGAAAATCCACTTGGCATTTGTCCGTCTTTCCAATTAATACCGCCTTGCTTCCATTGTAGATAAACACTTTCATCAATAATAGTATGACTTGGTTGTCCGATGTAATAATTCTCTGAATCTGTAAAAGATGCCGTATCGGCTGCAGTTATTGCAGATACCACAGAATTAAATGTAATATATCCACTCACAACATCTTGAGTAGTTGAAGCTACGTTCCAGCGATACTTGTCATAATCTGTATCAAATGCTGTCCATGTAGCATTCCAATCACCCGAAAGCGTACCATCTGTTGTAACCAATTCGTCACCAGATAATGTAAACACAGCTACATCTACATTTGTACCCGAATGTATTGCCGATGTTAATGTGACTGTTGTTTGTGTTGGATCGAATCCAGCATAACTAGTCGTCGCAGACATTTCTTGGAATAAATTAACATAACCATTAAATACACTGGTTGATGCTGTTACTGTAGCAAGCGTTGTTTCTAAAGCACTATTCGATACTCCAGTAGCAAACTCTTCAACATCCGCGTTCCATGGAAATACAGGGAAAACGAGAGCGCTATAATCAGCAGCATAACCTTCTCCTCCACCAGATCCATATGGAAGACGTGAAACTAATAATGTACTATTAGCTTGTAATGTCTGTTTGCATGTATGATAAAAATATCTTTCAGCCGCATTTGAAGGCATTCCGTAAATTTGTTCAAACTCAGAAATGCTAGTAACATTCACAAGTTCGTCCGTTGGTCCTTGATTAGCGTAACCAACACAAAAAACAGTTGTGCCTACAGGAAGCTGGGTAGTCAAGCTTAAATCGATTTCTCGAATCTCAACACCCGGACTCTCAATTGTTCTCATATTTGTTCTCCTCTTTTGTTAAACTATAGAAATTCCTATTCGTTTTAATTATTTATTATTTTCCGCGGTATATTTTTCACTTGCATAGTGGCGGAGCGGTAATAAATTACAAATAACAGGGTATTCCTTATTTTCACGGAATAGTTCAACGATTTAAGATGTTACGCTATCCTCTAGACCGAGGAGCGTTATGTCTAATTGATTGAATACAAATGTAAATTGACATTGTAATTGAGCGGCGTCTCTGTAGTTATAATCCAATTCTCCTAATTCAATTATAAATGCATTAGTGAACTCGAATTTGGCTCTGTTGTTATCATATTCATCTTTAGCGTATGCGATGATTTTAGTTTGATAATTTGTGTGTAAATCTGGTATCATCTTTGGCTCACCTTCTGGGAATATGTCTTTTCCAGCAAATGAAGCATCCGATGGATCATTTAATAATTGCAACCACTTCCATAATACCCAATAATTCTTAAATTCGTTATCAACTTCAAAATTAATAATCACTGGTGGATATGCCGGACGATCATAAGATGTTACATTATAATTCTGTTGCCCGAAATGTAGTTGATGTTCTGGTACAACACTCTTAGGAATATTGATGTTATAAACAGAAAATTGTAAACTGTTTAGATTCATCAATTTGTCTGTATGTTGTTCTCTGGATTCTATTGATTTAAATATATTAGGTAAATCTAAGATAACAATAAACTTATCTTTCCGTAACTTATTTAAATGTGGTTGTGTTATTGTACTCATATTAATATTTATCGACAAAATCAGTTATACTGACACCCATCCTTGGCTTTTTAAATCTTGTTGATTCTCTCCACTTTTTGAAAATGTTCCCGATGTGGGAGACATTCCAATAATAGCAGGCAATGGAGCATGTTCATCTCTTTGAAAGAAATCATCTAATTTGAACATAGTTGGTTGTTCTATTGTATAATTGCTTAATTTTCCAGGTTTACCCTTATCGTCAAATGAAACTATTTCATAATATCGTTCTGCAATTTCTTCTTGTAATATATATAATGTCCAAACTAATGAAAGAACTCTGTCATCATATATATTTTTACCTTGCTTTCCCTTCCATGTGCCATTCGGATATCTAACAAATGTTTGTAGCTCATGAACCGTCGCCATATCATACAATTTCAAAACTCTAAGAGTATTAACCCAATATCTCATATTCATTATACCTTTATATTTTGTATTTGTATGTGAATATATACCAGGACGAATATCACCATATTTTAAATTGATTGGATTGTGGCTAACTATATTATGATAATTATGCTTATCCTTCAATGAGTTAATCACTTCTGCACCACAATTGTTACGTTCAATGAGCATCGGAGGTCTACCCCAATGATTCCCTATACGATTCAAAGCTTCTGCAAATTGGAGTGGATGAACTAAAGAGTTGTGATATATTGCTACTTGCTCTATATTAGTTAAATCTGTAAAATCTAATATTTGCGCAACAGATGCAGCTCTTCCAATACCTTCACTTACATCAACACCTATTCCGTATATATGGCCTTTTTTAGGCTCTTGCCATACCTTATAATGATCATCTTCAAATGTATAGAGCGGTTCCCGACTACTAATTTTAAACTCTTCAATTATTGATGCATCAATAGCAGATTCACCAGTTTCTAAAAATGTATTATTAAACTCGTGTTCAAATAATTGTTGATCTCCACCTAATGCAGCCTGCATGTCAGCTTTCCACTTCTTACCTCGACCAGGAATTTCCCACCAATCAATACGTTCAGCTACCCAAGATAGTCGACCTTCGATGGCTTCACCTCTCTCCGCTTTAGAATATATCTCATGAAACTTGTTTCCTGTACCTTTTGGCGTACTAACAGCAAAGATCTTGGTTGTTCCTTTTCTTGATGATGAAATTACTGGAATAACCGAAGCCCAGAAGTCTTCAATAAGATGGTCATCGATATGTGCCATTTCGTCAATAATAATAACATTTACAGATTCACCACGAACAGCACTACCAGTTGTAGTTGAAATAGCAATACTTGATTGATTTCCGAATATTACTTCTGTTCCGCCCCATGTCGCCAACCCTGGTTTGAGCCAGTTTGGTAATTCTTCATACGCCATTTTAATACGGCGAAGGATCATAATAGCTGTCTTCTCTTTGTTAGCAACAATAACGATTCTCTTATTTGCATTAAAGCAAGCCACCCACAATGCATAGATGGTCATCATAGTAGTCTTCCCAATCTGACGAGAACTGCATAGAATAACGAAACGGTTCTTAACTAATGAACGTAATACTCTACGTTGAGGGCGATATAATTCAATTTTGGTCTTACCATCATCCAGAGTTACAATAAAGAAATAGTTCTGAGCGAAGTATAAAAGATTATCACTACTCTTCCTAATTTCAGCGACTCTCTCAGGTGACCATTCAAACTCAGCATCAGTTCGCGGAAGTCTTTTATTACGTAAATATGTCTGACTATCCTCTAGTTCTACATCATCAACCATTGGTTTCTTTTTATCTGCCATTATTATATTCTTTCACTTAAGTATTTATAAAAAATCCGAAGAAATATCATAAATAATTAAAAGACA